ACTCCACCCCATAAGGCGGATCAGTCACCATCAAATGCGGCTCGATGCCGTTCAGCGCCTTCGCCACCGTGTCCGCGTCGGTGCTATCACCGCACACAATCCGATGCTTGCCCAGCAACCACACGTCGCCGAGCTTTGTCACCGGATCATCGGGCGGCTCTGGCACGTCATCCGGATCGGTCAAGCCTTCGGGCGTGGCCTCGGTCAACAACGCATCAAGCGTCATGTCATCAAAGCCGATCAGATCGAGATTAAAGCCTTGATCGTTCAGATCGCCCATCTCGACCTTTAGCAGGTCCATATCCCAACCGGCATTGAGCGCCAGTTGGTTATCGGCCAGGACGTAGGCTTTTGTTTGCGCCTTGCTCCAGCCCTTCGCAATCATCACCGGCACCTCGTTGATGCCAAGTTTCCGCGCCGCCATCACGCGGCCATGGCCGGCAATGATTCCACCGGCTTCGTCGATCAAGATTGGATTCGTCCAGCCCCATTCTTTGATGCTGGCCGCGATCTGCGCGACCTGTTCGTCAGAGTGCGTCCGAGCATTGTTGGCGTATGGGATCAGATCGGCAACCTTGCGCCGTTCTATCGTGGCCGCCGGCCATTCGTCAGATTTCATCGAGGCACCGATTTTTGGGTAAGCTTCGCACTCCTGGCAAAGCGCAGGTTGCCGGCCTTTCGGCTCTGGGTGGCGCGCGTCTCGTATCGCTTGCACCTGCGATCTGTCGCGGATTCACCTCGCAGACTTAGCGGCTCATGCTTCCTTTGCATGATTTGCCGCGATTGTCAATCGCTCACTGCGACACCTCCCACGCCAGCGCTGCATACCCGGCAGCGTCTACGCAATTATCCACCGCATTTCCGCGGGCGATCTTGAGCAGTTCCATCAGCCGGCACACGTCTTCTGGCTTGACGCTTTGCGCCTCGGTCAGCAACCCACGATGGCGAAGGTAAATCGTCCAGTAGGCAGCTATTGCGCCGAATGTACGCTCTGGCACGCCGTGTTGGTTGCGGCGTTCGCCGTCCACGATTTCACGCGCGCGATCCAGCAAGCATCCGGCTGCGGTTTTAGGCTCTGTCATTGGATTTTCTCCAGCATCATGGTTGGCACCTCGATCTCACGCGCCGCCAGCATCCAATCGGCTAGCACCCGCGCGTTCGATCCTCGAATGGACTTCACGTCCACAATACGCCCCTCCAGCGCCCCATCAATCACCATGGCCTTATCGCCCACGGCGAACTCTGCGCCGGTTCGCATGTGGCGTTGTTCTTTCGGCGCTTCGGTTTCGGCACCGACCTGGCACAACCACGCGGCCAGGGTCCGTCCCTGTATTGCAGCCGGAACACCGGCAACACCGATGACGCTTTGCGCTATGTGACCCACCAGCACCTCGCGGAAGCGCTCGCGGCCAGGGCGGAACCCCACGAACAGCAATCGCGGGATCAGCGCATAGCGAATGCGTTTCTTTGCTTTCTGGTATCGGTTTTCACGCCGCCATCGCGACTTGCTGGGCAGCAGCGCCGGCACATTGATTGCGCCGAGCGCAACATGCGCTTTCCACTCCTGCTGCGGCGCTGTCTGGATTGCGTACCAATAAAGGTCAGCATTGCCCATAGCCCACATGGCGCGCTCGTTGAGCGTCATGCTTTCAGCCTGTCGATAGGCTCGCATTCCATTAGGCGGCATTGAGTGGCTCAATATTGAGTGGCTCAATAAAACAATCGGGCTTCCCTGGCTTTCCGCATTTTGGACCCACGTGGCGCGGGCATACGGTTTGCTTATGCCGGCTAGCTGATAGTTTATGCGGGACCAGCCGGTTAAAGAGCCAGGGCATCAAGGCCGCGCCCGGTGACGGCCATGGGAGGAAACTGCCCGCGCCTAACGCTACTAAACTTTTAAGCCTCGCCCTTAAGGGGTCAACCGGCCCTGTAGGGCTTTGGGGGACATGGGGGCGCCTACGCGTCGCTACGGCGTACCCCCAAAATGTCCCCCTGTCAAGCCCATCTGCCGATTTTAGGGACACGGGGACATGTCCCCAAAATGTCCCCGTGTCCCTACCCATAAGTTGCATGGTTTAACCTTTCTTCGCAAGCAAGAGTGCGCTTGCCCATACGTTGTCGATCACCGCCCAGCCCGCGGATTCTGGGGCGATTTGCTCGGAATTGATCAGTGCGCCGATCAACCGATTGGTGTGTGATGGCTTTGTCTGGTTCTTCGCATAGGCTGCGCTGTTCCCGTCCTCGATCAATTTTTCTATCAAATCCTCCCGCGCGACATACGGTCGCCCATCATCAGAAACTTGTGCATGACCGGACCACCACGCCCGCTCGAACGTCTTTTTATGCCGCGCCAGGGCGCTGGACTCTTGCGGCTGGACTTCTTCCCCCTCGACAAACACCGCGCTTGTGACCTTCTCGCCGTCATCGTCGAACCAGCCGGCAATCTCGACCACCTCAAGCGCGCCGTTGATCGGCTCGGCCATTTCCGCATCCTTGCTCTTGCGCTGGATGACCTGGATCGGCCCGCCCCGGTCGTCGGGTGGCACAACGCTAATCTCAATATCTAGCGCGCCCTTCCAGGCGCTGGAGCCGCGCGCTCGATGCTGGGCCTCGGCTGCAACGCCGGTGTGATGAACCAGCAGCACCGAGCAGCCAAACTCTTTCATCAGCCCGCCGCAGGCATCAATCATCGTCTTGGCATCCTGCGCGCTGTTTTCGTCGCCGGCCAAGAACCTGTGCAGCGTATCGACCACGATCAGCGTCGGAGGTTCTGGCAGCGCGCGGATCGCGTCGGCTGCCTTCTGATAGCCGGGTGCCGTGTTTAGATCGACGCCGTGCTTTGAAATCCAACCGCGCAATTTCTTGATGCCGCGGTGTTGCTTCCAGGCGGCCACACGTCCGCGCAGACCATGATGCCCTTCGCCGGCTAGATAGACCACCGGCCCGTGGTAGACTTTGTTTCCTTGCCATTCCGGCACCGCGCCCATGCTGGCGATCGACAACGCCATATCAAGAACAAGAAACGTCTTGCCGCCACCAGACGGCCCGTGAACCATCATCATGGAATCGGCCTGCGCCCAATGCCGGATCAGCCACTTGACAGGCGCCGGCTGCTCCGAGAAGGCGTCCATCTCATCCAGCCAGCCGTCGCTCGGCGGGAAGAGCAAAGCGTGCAGATCATGGCCGGCCAGGTGATAATCGTTTGCATCGCCTAGTTCTGGCGGCATGACGATCCTTGCCCCATAGCGCGCCGCGGCCTCATCGGCCTTGTTGCGCCCGACGCCGCTGGCGTCGTTGTCGGCGACGATGACAATATCCCGCTGGTCGCCGTGCTGCTCGCGTAGCTGGCCGACAATGGTAGGGAGGTTGTTGGCGCTGTACGCGATGACCACCGGCCGATTGCTAACCTCATGGATCGTGGCGGCGGTGGCGAAGCCCTCGGCAACAAAGATCGTGCCGTCGTCAATCTCGCCCAGCGTCCACGAACAGCCCCGCGTGACCGCGCCTGGATGGTAGCGCTTCTCGTCGCCGATATACTGGACGCTGGACAAGCTGCCATCGGCGAGGAACAGCGGCACGATTAGCCGGCCATCGCCGGTCAACCGCGCGCCGTGCGCCTGTATGCCCTTGCGCTTGAGATAGGGATGATCGGGCGATGGGGCGATGGCGTTGGCCCATATTGCTTCGACCGTGCTGGCCGCGACTTCCGCCTTGCGTTTTCGCTCGGCGTCCCGCCGCTCGCGCGCCTCGTTCTGTCGCCTGGCGCTTATCATCTGCTCGGCAACGGTCAATTCCCGGCCAACATCCGCGCGGAATGTAATGTCGATTTGATCGCGCCAGCAGCCATATCGACCGGCTATGGGCTCATCAGGAAATACAATATACCAGCCGCTATCATCCCGCGCCCTGCCCTTGGTCGAGAAGCGGTGCAGTTGCCCATCAATCTGAATATCGGGCGGCGGCTCAATACCGACCTTGCGCATGGCATCGGCAAGCTGGACCTCTGGTGGATCGACGTGCGGTGGCTGCGGCCGGAACGGCCCGTTGATTAGCTTTCCCATGGCTCAACCCTCCGCCTTGAGTTTGCCGTCTGTCAAGACTTGCAGTTGATATTGCCTCGCCTCTGGCGGGTGATCACCCCAGCGATAGATAGCGTGCGGCCAGATTTTAAGCGCCTCGGCCAAACGCCGAACCGAGCCGTAATGGTCGATGGCTTCCTGGGTGGTCATATTTTTTTTGCTCCTCGTCGTGATTTTCTTAAACCTAGGTGTTGACCCGCGAGAAGTCAATTGCTATATAGAAATCACGGCAACCGGAATCACCCGACCAGCCGCAAACGAGGAACTGAGACGATGACCAAATTCGAAATCGGCAAAACTTACACCCACAACTTTGCAGGCGATTACAACGCCCGCGTAGCTTGGACGGTTCTCAAACGCACCGACAAATCCGTCACCATCGAATCGGACACCTTTGGGCTCAAAACTCGCCGGATTAAGGTTCGGGATAACGCCGAAACCGTTATGCCGCTTGGCTCTTATTCCATGGCCCCGGTTTTAACCGCGGTTTAATTCCACCGAGGCGCGCTAGCGCCTCCCCCTTTCCCACCAGCCAAACGGAGGAAATCCCCCATGGCAATTAACCTACAATCCACAAAGGCCGCATCGGCGCATGGCGTCAAGATGCTGGTCTACGGGCAAGCAGGAGCAGGCAAGACCAGCCTCATTCCAACGCTGCCCGATCCCGTTATCCTTAGCGCCGAGGCCGGCCTAATGTCGATCCAAGATGCTGATTTGCCGTTCGTCGAGATTAGCGACATGGACACGTTGCGCGAGGCGTTTGCATGGCTGACCGATAGCGATGAGGCTAAAGGCTTTCAGAGCGTGGCCCTGGACAGCATTAGCGAGATTGCTGAGGTTTGCTTGGCCCACGAAAAGGCCATCGCCAAAGACCCGCGGCAGGCTTATGGCGAAATGCAAACTACGATGGCTGAGGCCATCCGATCATTCCGCGATCTGCCGGGGCGGCACGTCTTATTTACCGCCAAGCTGGAAAAGTCACAGGATGAAATGGGCCGCGTGCTTTATGCGCCGTCGATGCCGGGTAACAAGACCGGCCAAGCGTTGCCTTACTATTTCGATATTGTCGCTGCTATGCGCGTCGAGAAAGACGGCGACGGCGCGATCCAGCGCGCATTGATGTTGGAGAGCGACGGCCTGTGGCAAGCCAAGGATCGCAGCGGCAAGCTGGACGCTTGGGAGGCGCCCGATCTTGGCGCGCTGATTGCAAAGATTGGGGGTGCGTGATGGGCCATTTTTATGGAACGACAAATGACAGAATTGATCGCGAGGTAAATGCGCTGTTGCAGCAGTATTCTGCCATCAACAGCGCCAATGAAGTGCTGTTTATCAGCGTTGCGCTGAC